ATGGGATACCTGCCCCTGCGGTATATTCTGCCCCAACTGGCGGGCCGGCGGCATACCGTTCGGCTGAAATACGCTCCATTGCTGCTCGCGTTGGAATGCTTTCAACCGCAGCAGAGATGATATCGGTAAGACTCGTATCCGGCTTGAGGAGAATATCCTGCTCCACCTGCTGGAAAGCATCAGAGAGATACTCAAGTTCAGCGGCGGTAAAGTCTCCCGGTGGTCTGCCAGAGTCAATAAGGGCTCTTACCAGCATCTCCTGGCGTTCAGCCTCGGTGATCTGCTCGTCTTTTGGCTGCTGGCCTTCAAGGATATTCTGTGCGACTTCCATGCCATAATCATTCATAAAATCCTCGAATGTTCCGCCGTATCCGTCAACGATTGCAGCCCGGTGGAACTTATCCCTAAACTTCCCCTTCCCTGTTGTTTCAAGGTATGTGCGTTCTCCTGGTAATAACTCGGGCATTTTGGAAAGGACATCCCGGATGAGGGCCTCGTCTGTACCGTATACTTCCGGCAGGTTAAGCTGGCCGTCCTCAGATATGAGCGGCGTGACTTCCTCATCAAGAAACTCGGAGATATGGTAGAAATTCTCCCTATTATCAAATGCGTAGTTGAGTATTCTGGACTTATACTTAGTCTTGATAGCCCATCTGACTCCGCTGTTCCTGTCTATTTTCTTTACCCACGTATCGAAGGCAACGTCCCAGTTTCTTTCCCCTTCAATATACGTATTTACCGTGTCCCTTGTGTCCTCAAGTTGCTCCAGTCTTTTTCTGCTTGCTTCATCCAGTTCTGCGTCCCCTGGTTTCTTAATCGAGAAGAGTTTATTTGCCTCTCTTTTCACATCTTCCACGGTGATAGCTTTATCTCTGAATCTTGGTAAACTCTTCATGTTAAATAGGAATTCCTGTGCCAATAGTAGCAGGTCTTCATCTTCCCATTCCGTGGATTCCGTCTCAAGTACGGCTGCATCTATCCAGGCACTAAGTATCGGGAAAAGAACCGGGCCATATCGGCCCCACAGCCGTTCTCCAGTAGGGATCATCCCGCGTTCGATATCCTCTAGTGATGTCTCAATACCGGTGTAATCTTGGTTTGTCATCGGATGTTCCTTTCCGCCTGCTCAGCGGTACCACCGCCTGCGGGTGCTTCAACCGGCGGGGTTTCTCCAGGCGGCATATTCTCAGGTGATAGTTCCGGCCTTCCGCCGCCGGCGTTGTTAAATGTACCGCCGGCCTCTGGAGGCCCCTGTCCTCCTCTAGGAGGAATGCCTCTTCCTTCCTGCGGGACAAGGCTCTGCATGAGGACGGAGGCAAAACGCGCCAGCATCTGGGCTTCAAACTGGTCTCCACGCTCAAGCGCTGCTCTTGCTTCATCTCTGAACCGATTCATTACCTGGAAGTTTACAAAGAATGGTGATTCCTCTACCTGGTCACCCGCCTTGCGTCTCACCTCAAGCTGGTCGTCCTGCACCTTGAGGATATTCTCACGAATCCATGTCTTGGACATGAGCGTATCGAGCTGCCTTGCGACGTTTGCCTTCATCATATTGTCCTCGACGAGCCCCCACGGGATGTCGGAGACGATATAGTTGGTATCCGGTATGTCCCTTGGGCTGAACTCCTCGTCGAAGAATCCTGCCATATCCGATCCCAGCACGCCTCCCTGCAAGCGGACTCTCCCTGCTCGGGTTCCTCCCCACCGCCTGCGGTAGTCGCGTAGCCATATCTGCCCGGTTGCCTGGTAGATGTGGCGCATCATGTAGTGGTAGGGTTCGAGGTGAGAACGCGCTCCCTCGTTCATCCGCTCTATTGCAACTCCCGAGACACCGGACAGCGCCTGTCCCATTGCCGTCCACGGGAATGTCGAACGCTGGAATACCTCGTTTAAGAAGTTAATGACCAGTTGTGAGGACGCAAGCTGCGGAGAGAACCGGTGCGGGTATGTTATGTTGGTATCATCACGGTAGGACTGTGCCATACCCATCTCTCCGGGCTCAAGGGTTGCGGTTCCGCCGGGAGAGCTGATAACGGGTGTTGACTGTCCGAGCCGTGCGGCCTCAACCTCCTGCAAGAGGGTGCTCATCTCGCGGTTAATCGAGTCCTGCACTCCCTCAAGCGAGGCAAGGAGTCCCTGCCCGAGCTTTGCGAGGACTGATGAGGCGCTCCTCGCATATGCTGCCGAGAGTTCAACGCCCCCTGCCGGCCCGACGATAACGGGTATCTCCATGAACCCACCCTTCTTCGAGTCGGTTGTCCGGTTAAAGAGCTGCTGGACGGGCATCCACTCGGTCTCGCCGGGGTCTGTCCAGCTCGTATAGGGCTCGTCGGCAATGGTCTTGGTTGAGACGAATACCCCGTTTAATATATCCGGCTGCATCTTGTCCTGCGGGTTGTAGCGTGATTCCCAGTGATCGAGGATAATAACGATCTCGCTCCCGTCGCCGTCGAGGTTCGGGGTGTTCCAGCCGTTTGCATCGGCCATTTCCCTCAGTGCCTGGAGCGGGTAGAAGTATTCGTGATCGACAAATGCGAGGCGCTTCTGGGCACCTCCCCACTCGGGGAAGACGCTTGCCGGGTCCCAGAGGTCTGCGACGGGTGTCGGGTTTCCGTCCCCGTCAGGGATAAGGGCGGTAAACTGTGCGTACCAGCCGGTCATGATAAGCCATGAGGCAAGCCGTCTCTGGTGCCACGGGAGTCCCTGCATGATGAAGTCCCAGTCAACCGAGCGCCAGTTCCCTGCGAGGAAGCGTTCTCCCATGTTATGGAGCTGGCCCTGTGATGCGTTCTGTATTGTTCTCGGGATGCGGTCTATGTGGGGATTGCGTGAGAGGATATAGATACCGAGATCGACGGCATTACGAGAGTCTGGTGTTGCGAGCGTGACCTGTCCCTGCTCCGCGTACATATCCTCGACGAAATAGAACTCGTACCAGCGCCTGATAAGCTCGTTTCGGTCACGGTACCGTCTTTTCCTGCGGACAAAGCCCTTGATGAGTTCCCGTTCCTTGTCATTCAGAGCCATGGCGGAATCCTTTCTCGTTCGATCCTATCTTCTCAGGAGAAACCTCGCTGCAAAGGGTTTTGCGTCTTTTTTCGGCGTATGGGAATAGCGCATCCGCATTCCCTGGTTCCTTGCAGCATGACATAACAGGTCAGCCATGCACAAGTCTAGCACATCGGTATCGTACTTCCCGTCGCCAAGGTCCTGGAGCGTGCGGTACTGGCCGATGAGCTTCATATCCCACGAGTGCCAGGTACCGGTCAGCATGGACTCATGGACGACAGAGACCAGTGGTGCTTTTGTCCAGTGGGAGGTTGGGAATCCTGTCCGTTCGTCGCCAGCCTGGTCGCCTATTCCCTTGTAGCGGTAGATAAGCGGGTACCTGAGCTGTTCGACCACCCGTTCATGGACACCGTGCCCATGGTTATTGCGCTCCCAGCCGACAAGTGCTGTGTTATAGAGCGTTCCTATACCAACGAGGAGTGCCCCGAACTCACCGGGAGTATTATGGCCGCTCCAGGTGGCGCAGTGACGCCAGTCCGAGAGTCTTCTCACGATAATTGCTGATTCGTGGCCCCATGCGAGTCCCTCGGCTGGGTCTCCCATGACGATATAGCTCTCGCCGTTCTCAGGAGGGAGCCAGACGCGGAGTCCTTTCAGCCCGTGATCGCTGTAGAGCGGGGTCTGGACACGGGAGAGGAGGGTATCGAGGTATGACTGCGGCATTGCCGGTCTTCCGACCATTGCCCAGCAGCGAATATCGTCTTCTAAGTGTTCGATAAGGAACTCGCTCTCGGCCTCTTCACCGAACTCGTCGCGTGCCTCGTCGATCTTCCGTCTTCTCCAGCGGATATTCCCGTAGCTCAGGCTCTCCGAGCGCATAAGTTCTGCTTCTGGTGCGGTTATATCCTCTATCGGGCTATCCCCACCAAGGGAATACTCCGGAACCCAGTGCCAGGGGTAGAGTGCTGCCTCAAAGGCTCCCTGACGGTTCTTTGCCGATGAGTAGATACGGTGAAGCGGGCCAAGCGAGTGTTTCGGGGATGACTCGATCACCACGGTAGAGGATGCGGGCAGGCCTGCGAGGGAGCGGAAGATACCTTCTGCCTCCTTGGTCTCGTAGGAGTCGTACTCGGTGAGGTGGACGAAGTGGAACGTGCCTCCACGTGGAGCGTCGGGAGAGCCGCAGGAGATAAACTGGATAGACGAGGTAAACTCCGGATGGCTCTTTGTTCCGCCGAAGCCCATCACGATCTGTGACTGGGATTCGTTGACTACTTCCGGCCTGAGCGGTTCCGGAACGGAGTAGAAGAAGCGGATAATCCGTGCCATGTGGTGCGGGATGGTCTCGTGCTCAGGTTTCTGGACGACTGCGAGAACACGTAGACCCGGTGTCAGCATGGCGAGCGAGGTATAGTCTGCCTCGGTTATCGAGGAGACCTCGGCCTGTCGGGATTTGACGACAACGAGTCGTGTTGTCCCGTCCTTCATCCTCTGCCAGTAGTCTTCCTGCACTGGTCTGAACCGGAACGGTATCTGCTGGAGCGTGTCCCGGTGCTCGATAAGGAACCAGTCCTCGATAAACTCCCGCCGGTGGCGGACGTAGTACCGCAGGAGGGCATCCGGCTCGCTCAGCGGCGGCTTTACCGCCTCCAGTATTGTCAATCAGTCACCTGTTATCAGCTTGTTGCAGGTTCTGCAATTGTTACTTCGACGTTATTTTCGATTGTGATTACGGCCCCTGTCACATTGGTCGCAATCGTAAATTCCTTGGTTGCGAAGCCATCCCCAATGCCAACCTCGTTTAAGAGAACCTCCAGCGTACCTATATTCATCCGGTGCAGCTTACAGGGGCCACCTTTTGTGAAAAGATTTGAAAGTGTCAATTTATCCACCTTGCCGTTCACGCCGCTGGTTGGTGCCTGTATCCAAATTCTATCGAATGTGCCGCCGGAGTGAACCATTGCTTCAGCCTGGTGGTGGCCGCCCCCGATTGCTCTCATCCTGCTTGTACCCGGACTGGGGGCTATCGACTGGCCGTCGGATGCATTGCCGCGGACTATGATTGTATGAGCCTGTATATCTGAGAGTTCCAGCTTCTTACACCTACTCTTCTCAAATATCAGGTGGCCGATCTCCAGTCTCGTTGAGGCCGAGGCCAGACCGCCAACATCGACGGCGTTCTGGACTCCACTTGGTAATGCCGAACCTGTAAAGACCGTACCAATCGACACGTTTTCAATCGTTATGGCCCTCACGGGGGTTGACCCGAGGTCGATTCTCAGAGTGTTGTACCCTTCTTCTTCGGGGTCGGTGACGTAACTGACGGGAGCATCTCCCGGAGCTAGGTACACGCCGGCATCACCGTTTGCAAAGCTCCTGCCCTCAAGGATTGTCTCGTTTACCACGACGCCGGTACCGACGGTTGAGGCTCCTATAAGCATAGTCGCGGCCATCTGTGGGGAGAATCCTGCGGCACGTAAGAGGCTGTACGGGCTTTTAAGGATATTAAATGCGGTTTTCCACTTCTGTGATTCGCTCTGGAGGTACTCAACCTTGGCGAGGAACCAGTTCCGTCCCCTGATAACCGAGTGATAAGTCTTGACGGGTGACTGCCAGAGGGCTTTCGGAAACCTCACGATCCACCAGAACGTCGCTTTTATCATTCGGACAATAGGTTTTATAAGGAAGAGGAGTCCCAGCACCGAGCCTGCGGCGAACCCGCCGAGGCTATAAAGTCCTCCTGACATGAGGAAGGAGACGATATTGCGTACCTCTGGCCGTGCTATGCCGAGGATATTGGGGAGTGTCATGCCGTAGAGCATGACGGCTATACCAACGGCAGAGGTGAGTACAAGGAGGAGCCCGGTCGGGATAGTCAGCACTTTAAGAAACCGCAATACCCTGAGCCAGCGCAGAAGCCTGGGCAGCCTAAAGGACGGCTTAGGGAGCCGAAAGAGCTGCAACGGTGCAAATATCTTTTTCATCTAATTGCCGTACCCTCCGTATTCCCGGCGTTCTCCAGAAGGCAATAATCCTGATGCATTCAAATCCCGCAGCACGTCGGCAAACCCGCCGTGGTCGCTCATGATCGTCCGCATTTCGTTTTCTATGACTGCCTGGTTCTCGTGCAGTTCTTTTATCTCGTCCTGCATTTCCTCGATGT